CCTTTGTTTCCTCTTGCTCTACCTCTTGTGCCTCAGGTTCTAATGCTTCAGTTGCTGGTTGTAATGTTAATTTTTTATTTAATTTTCGTATTTTTATTTCTTTCTCCAATATAACAGATTCTTTTTTTTCAGGTTCTCCTTCTTCTCCTCTTTTAAAATTATAATCACTCAAATCAATCTCTACCTTGTCTGGATTCACCTTTCGTATTTTTTTATAAATATAATAACGATTTAAAAAGGATATTTTCTTTTCAAATGAATTCATTTGCGCTGCTGTACCACAATCGATTTCTTTTATCCGATTTCTTTTAATGTCTCCAAGCATGTTTCTATACAAATCATCAAATGTTCCACTGCCAGATGGAAAGTCCATCTGTTCTGCTTCAGCCTTGCTAATAAGAGCAAACCCATAATTTTCTATAATGCGATTAAAATAATCAAAATTCACCAAATATTCAGGGATATATTGATTGATTGTTTCTTGATACACCTCTATTTTATACCCTATGCAACTAGAATTGTCTGGAAAATCTGTATCATCGTATTTCTTTATAATTTCCCATATTTTTTTGCCTTGGTCTACAAGTTGGACACTTTCATCCATCTTTTTATTTTTCAATAAATTAAATATGGATTTCCCATCATATGTTGTCGCAATGAAATATCCATCAAGTTTCGTACATTCTGTCACATTTTTCAAAAATCCACGAAATGTATGAATGTTCTGCAAGAAATAATGCAACGAAAATTGACAAGACGATACATTGAATCCGTCTGCTCCTTTGCCAAATTGTTTATACACCCCTGCTCCTAATTTCTCTTCATTATATGGTCCTTTTCCAAACACAGCCAATGTAATTTCCTTTGCTTTGTCATTTAGCATTGCTTGACCTGACGCAATATTATTCGCACTATTTCCATTGACAAACAACGCATCTGGAACTCTTTTGAATTTTTTACGATAATTTAAGAAACGAGCACAAGCGCCGTCCAATTTATTTTCCAAATTGTCTTTCGAAAGGTCAACACCAAATACAAAAGACAAATGAGAATCAATCCATTTTGAAAAATCGCCTCCTTTTCCACAAGAATAATCAATCAAGGTGTCCTTTTTTTTAGAGACTCCTGTAATAAGTTTTTTTTTCACATATAAATTGTGAAAATCTCGCAAAGCCCTTGTTTTTGAGACCCCCATACTTGTCCCTTTATTATAATATACATCATCACTTACACTTACATCTGGAATATTGTTTCCGGTTGACATCATTGTTTCTGTAATAGGATTATTAATTGATTGCCAATTGCTATTTGCTACGTGATACGCGTTTCCGTAATTGCTTAATCCTTGTCGCAATTCTGCGGTTTTATCATGTCTTACGCGAAGAGGAACCCATCTCCATCCGGATTCTCTATCCATTTCATATTTAAATTCAACAATAGTATTGTCTTCAATCAATTCGTGTTCTTCTGAAAACATTTGCGCATCATAATTGTCATCTGGTTTTAATAAAATATTAGTAATTCCTGCCATTGGATCAGATGGATTCGTCGGGTAAAACTGCATTGGAACTGCTTTTGAATCTTGATTATCTTCTTCTTTATTTTCATATTCTGGCAATTTCCCATCAATCACATCTTGGCATGGATTTATATAACCATGTTTATTTGGTATAAAAGTGCACAATAATATTAATTGTTTATATTCCGACAAATCTTTATTGTTGCCAGATTCAAACAAGGGTGTAATAATGTCTTTTCCAGAAGAGGTTTTCACAGTGTTAATCAGAAAATCAATTGTATTATATTGCGGTGGTTTCCATTTAAAAGAATGTTCCCATGTAATTTTTTTAAGAGGTCCTGCTTTACCAACAATGTCTGAACCTACCCCTATAAATGCGGGTGTAAATATTAATCCATCTGTATTATATTCAAATAAATTGTCTTTTTCACGAGTTAAAATTGTATCGCATGCTTCAAATATGTTGTGTTTTTCTGGATTTGATGGATAAAATTGTTTACATTCTATGCGAATTAAGGTTGACGTTAACTCTGGTGCTAATGTTTTAATAATATTTTTCAACAAGGTTAACCTGGATTTATCCTCTTTTGTTTTTTGTATAAAACTCCAGGATCGAACATCTTTTCCGGCATGATAATATAAATCAAATGCCGCATATAAATTAATATATAGCCCATTTTTATCATATAAAATCAATTCTCCATCTATAAGAGTATTTAATATTGATTTATTTGTTGTAGTCGCACCAGTAAACATTAATTGCATGTTTGTGTTAATTAAATATATTTTGCCATTAGAACAAATGAATAATAGATTGCGAGTTCCATCCGCTTTTTCAGTCACTGTGTAATTTGTGCGAATGTTTGGAATTGTGTTATTTTCGTTTATTTCTGTAATATTTGACATTTGCAATGTATATGAAGATGGACCAATAAAATTACTATTATAAATTCGTTGTCGTTCATTGTAATTTTCTTGAAATAAAAGTCGCATGTATAAATTCATTACATCGCGTTGTTCTTTGTATGAAATGGGATAATTTGTCCCTTGTAATCCTGACAATACAAATTTTATCACGGTTTTCAACATTTGTAAAATAGATGCTGCTGTATTAAATTTAGTTCCAGGACCAATTTTGGAATTTTGAATTTCTAATTCAATTTCATATATTTCCGGATTTGTAAACACGCCGGACTCTTGCACAGTTACTGTTTTTATAAAGTCTCTCCCTTTTCTAATAGAATTTTTAACAATACTAACATCCACATTTACAGGATAATCTGGGTGTGTAAATGTAACACGATTAATGTATCGAAATGTTTTTTTACTTGATGCCCAATCTGTTTTTATGTAACGATTATTGCTGTATTCCACTTCATTTTGAAGAGAAATTCGAAAATTCCAATCATCCATGTTTACAGTTCTAATTATTTCATTGTTTGATGATTTCACAAAATTTTTTTTTGTGAATTTAATAGAATAAATAGATGAAAGTGAATTTGTCTTACAATATTGTCTAATAGATTCAATAGTATTAATTTCAGTTCTTATATTTGCCATTTGAAATGTCCCATTGTTGTCCAACATTTCTTTTTGAATGCGCAAACTATACATGCCTGATTCATTATCACATGTAAATCCAAGTGATTTTAATTTCATAATAACATTGTCATAATCATTTTTAGTAAGTGGTTTGATGCCTTTTGTTCCAAACCTTACTTCTAATTCTTTATATGGTGTGCCATTCTTAGTCAAAAAGGGTTGTAATTTATAATATTCATCAATTAATGAGGCAAATTGTTTTTGTAAAAGGTTTTTTTCTAATGGTTTTTGTTCTTCTGGTTCTTCTTTTTCTTCTGGTTCTTCTTTTTCTTCTGGTTCTTCTTTTTCTTCCTCTTTACTTTGCTCTTTTTCTTCCTCTTGTTCTCGCTCTTTTTTATCTTGTTTTTTTTCTTCCTCTTGTTCTTCCTTTTTACTTCGCTCTTTTTCTTCCTTTTTATTTTTTTTTTCTTCCTTTTTACTTCGCTCTTTTTTATCTTGTTTTTTTTCTTCTTCTTTTTCTTCCTTTTTACTTTGCTCTTTTTTACCTTGTTTTTTTTTATCTTTTTCACTAAGTTTATTAAGTTGTTTTTCATATTTGTCCTTGTCTTCTTCTAAATTTTTTTTTGCGTCAAGATAATAAGTATTTTCCATTTTATTATTATTATGCAATTCTTCAATTTCATCCAATCTTTCATTGATTGCTTTAATTTCTCTGACGGCTCTTTTTTTGGCGTCTATATTTATGTTACTCATTTATATATTAATAACATATATATTTATATATATTATTAATCAATTTTTTTTATAATTGCTTCGTAATAATGCTTTTTATTTTTTAATTCGTCTGTTTCAATAGACAGTTTATTACATATTTCTATTAATTCAGAAACTTTATAAGAAGATATAGCCTTAATTGGTTTATTTGGATTATCAATCTTGTAAAATAGATTATATGAGGTCTTGTCTATTGTTGTGGAATATCCATATTTTGACTGTTCTAAAAAGTAAATAATATAAATAGGTAATTCCGATTCTTCGTTTTCAATTAATTCAAAATATGTGTTGTTTTTTACATAAACGACATTTAACTTATGAATGAGAGAAAGAACAAAAAAAACGGCAATATCTATAACATTTTCATTAGCGAGTTGATTTTCGAGATGTGAAATAGATGCGATTTTATGTTTTTTTATTAATTCTTTATGTTTTCTCATTTTTTCCACATATTGTATTTTCAATGTTTTTTCCATTGCAATGTTTATATTGTCTGGCAATTCATCATGTATAATTTTATAAAAACACCAAAATAATGTATCTTTTTGATGTGGTGTAAAGATTTGTTTTTTGTTTATTTTTGGGAGTTTATTTATTTCAGAAGTAGGCACATCAATAGGCACAACAACACTGGGAACAACAACACTGGGAACAACAACACTGGGAACAACAATGGGCACGAGATTCTCTCGATGTTCTACAGGAATGTTCAACTGTGGAGGTCTATCATAAAACATGAATTGTTTTAAATCGTTCAATAGTTCATCATTCATTTAATAATTATGCTGTCAAGTTTTTAAACTATTTACCTAAGAAGTAAAAAAAGCACTTTTAAATGTTTCTTTTTGTTTTTCTACATTTAACAATGTTAATTCTTGTTCATTCACATAATTAATATAATTAATCAATTCATCATTCAACTCTTTTGATAAATCCGCTAAATTAATGTGAACCCCGTATTTATTTTCATTTAGTGTCATCTTAAATTTATTAAAAATGCGTAAAATTTCAATCTGGTTAAATTTATTCATGTTCTCAATTTTATCTTTAATATAGTTCATTTCAACTTCGTTCATTGAAAATAAGTATCACTGTATTTTTAAACTGTTATTACAAAACTAATTTTCATCAGATTCAGAATCCTCTGACAAGACAACATCATTTTTTATTAATATACCCTTTGCTTTTTTACTCTCAATTGGTTTCCTTTCTATTTTTCTCTCCACTTTTAATTCAGCAATAATAGAAACATATTTATCATTCAATTCAAATCGTTGTCCGATAACTCTTGCCGTAAATTTATCCCCTTCTTTAATTTCATTAAATTGTTCACTGTTATAATGATGGTCTCTCGCAATAAACACTACAATCGGACTAGGTATTTCATCCGAACTTTCAGCACGAATTCCTGCTTTTGTAATATTCTTAGCAATACATGATATAAGAGTGCCTTCAACTGGAAAACACACATTACATTCAAACACAACTACAAAGGTAATGTTTGTTCCACGCTGTATTAATCCTGATGAATGCGATACAATTTTGGTTGAATTTTTCTCAATAAAACCTTCCACCAAACATTTTCCTTCATAATTATCATTAATTTTTTTATTAATTATTTCTCTAATGTTTGTACCAATTGACGTAATTGGCAACACAACGTTTCGCGTAATTAAACATCTTGAATAAATTGTTGATAATTTGGCATCTTTGTTTCTTTGTTTCATCATATTGTTATACTTTATAATAGTATAATCTTTTATTTCAATTTTTAAAATTTGTTATATAAAGCAATGTCGCTTGAAATAAACCAATTCTTCCCATTTTTGCGAATAGAATTGTAATGTCTTAAAATTACTTCTTGTAAAATGCACATTTCAACTCCGGTTTTTTTTTTCGTATTTTCCTTGTTAAATAATTCCGGAATTCCAATGATTTTATTTAGATTTTCAACCTGTATGTGTTTAACAGCTTGATCGCATCTCGCACCTGAATTACGGGTTGAACGTATATCTTTTGTTTTAAACACCATGAATTTATTTTTACTTTCATATCCAATAAATCCAACTACATCACTCAGTTGACCTTTATCAATTTGCCATTTCATCGCTTCTGGACTTTCTAATATTTCTCTCTTATCCTCTAATTCTGTTTCAATCCAGGATTTATTTTTTAAGACAAACACTACATCATTTTCTTTTTGTTTTAAGTTGTCATATAATAAAATAACAGTCATTGTCTTTTTAGATTTACGAATTGTAATGCTATGTCTGATAAAATACTCTCTTGCCAACATTTCAAAACTATCTTCTTCCATTTCTTCCAACAAATATAAATAATTCAACACCTTGTGTTTTTTTTGAAAAGGCAAAACATCAAACATATGTTCAATGAAGTATTCAATCATTTTTTCAGAAGATATTGGCATGTCTGTTTTTATTAAATCGAAAAATTCAGGCATTTTGTTCATGATAACCCCATAATATAAATACCAAATGTCATTGTCATCGCGAGGTATTTTTTTACTTGGATCTATTTTATATTCCAAAAATGATTCATAAATGTTTTTTAATTCACGAAATTCAGATATTGATTCTGTTTCCATTTTAGGTAAATGCCTTTTATCAATGACTTCTTTTACAACATCGTGTTTAATTGTAAATTCAACAGATTTATGTTTGTAATCAATTGGCACACTTCTCTCGAAAAGTGAGGCATGACGATTGAGAATTTCTTTCGGTTGAAATAAATAATATTCTCCAATGTTAATTAAATACCCCATTCTGTCATATTTATCCATAATAGGTTCAGAATTATTAATCATAAAAGTTAATGCTGCATATTTTTGAGAAAGAGGATATGTTTTAGGAACATCAATCAATTGCAATAATCTTTTTTTTATATAAAAAAAATTTTCTCTAAATAGCATTTTTATTTTTTGATTAATTCTCTCTGAATTAATCATAATATAATTTTCATTATAGGTGTCTTCATTTAAATTATATTCATTTATTTCTACAGATGGGGTGCAATTATAATGACAATTTTTCATGTAATCGCACGCAGATGAATATGGTTGATCCCCTATTTTAAAATCACGCATTTCCATTCCATTTGAAAGATGTTGTGTAATTTCTCCTTTTATTTCATTATTTATTATTTCTTGTGTGAAATTAGTCTGTCCATGGTTGACAATACAATCCACCGCGGTTTCTTTTAAAATGCGACTTATTTTTCCTATTTGAATTGATTTGCGTTCTGCAATGCGATACACATACAAGTCTATCGCCTCTTCTTCTTTATTTTCTAATAAAGTTCCATGTAAAAAAATCTGGACATTTCTCTCTTCGAAAGGTAAATCTTTATGACTAAAATTACGAACAGCACGTCCTATAATTTGTTCAATACGATTCATGTTATACCAAGGTTCCAATATATGAACTTGACGAATGAATTTTAAATCAATTCCTTCAGTTCCTGCTTTTGAAACCAATATGACTTTAACAATTTCTCCATATTTATTTTTCTTATCTGTCAATTCTTTTATGAGAGAAATATTGTCTGGCGATAATGTTACATCTCCAGTAATCATTGCGTATTTTGCTGTTTTTTTATTTTTTGATGAGTCCGGTTTCATTGTATCTACATTTATTTTGGGACGACTTGTTTTTAAGAGAGAGTTACCATCAAATTTGGTAAATCCCAATTCTTCCAACGCAAGCGCCATTGGAATTAACCCAGCATCAATGTATTGTGAATAAATTAAAATGATGCCTTTGGATTGTATAATAGAATTCAATATTGCTTCAATTTTAAAACTATATTTGCCAATTTCAGAAAGAGAGAAAATTCTTCCATATTTTTCTTCAATCTGTGGTTTATATTCATAATTTGATTTATTTTCAAAATTCATGACTCGTTCTATTCCTTGTTTACCTGTTAATTCATCCATATTTATTGCACCACCTTTTTGTTCTATGGACGATAGTTCTGATGATGATGATGCTTCCGGTGATGCTTCGTTTAAGGACGATAGTTCTGATAATGATGATGCTTCGTTTAAGGACGATAGTTCTGATGCTTCATTTAAAGACGATAGTTCTGATGCTTCATTTAAAGACGATAGTTCTGGTAATGCTTCTTTAAGTAAAACAGAAGACACAGGAGATACAGAAGAAGATACAGAAGACACAGGAGATACAGAAGAAGATACAGAAGACACAGGAGATACAGAAGATACAGAAGATACAGAAGATACAGAAGATACAGGAGATACAGAAGATACAGGAGATACAGGAGACACAGAAGACATAGAACTAGATAAAATAAAAGATTCATCTGTTAATTCATTATGAGGATACGTCATAATAAGTGACTCTAATGGTCGCTGCAATAAACTATATCCAAGTATAATATTCAACGCATCCTTTTTATTTTTAATTCTGTTTGTAATATATTTATACACGAGTGATTGATATGTTCCGATTTTACCCAAAAATATATTTAATATTTTCAAACGTGATTGATGTTCAATTACATCACCATTCATTTGAATCGTTGGATATTTATTTCTTTTATCAAAAAAAGTATTTTCCAAAGAAAAATCTTTTGGATAAACCCGATATGGAAAAGTATATGGATTTTCACCTCTTACAAAAGAGACATATCCTGTTGCTTTTCGTATCAATGTCTCTCTTCCACCTTGCTTAAAATTTCCAAACTTATCAAAAATATCCTCATGTTTTATAGTTGAACGCCTGTCATTAAGGTTCATCAAATTTAACAACCAGATAATTTCTTCATATGTATTAAACATTGGTGTTGCTGATAATAACAATAATCGTAAATTATCAGCGGATTTTACCAATTTTTCCAAATTAATGGCAACCTTTTTATTTTCAGTATTGTCAGTAACACGAATATTATGAACTTCATCTATAATAATCAACCTATTGTCAAATTCTCGTTTCAATCGTTCTTTTTGTATTTTTAAATCACCAGAGCCTGCTTTTCTTAAAATAAAATTCGCGAATTCTATATAACCTATAAATAAATAAGAATTGTCAATAATAGCATTAATTTCAGATATAATTTTATCTCTTGTCAAATTCGTGGAATTGATTTCTCTCAATAATTTATTTCCAATACAATTAGTAATATTCCAAACACCATTTTTTTCTTTTAGTTTTCTTTCATCAAACAATTGAAGACGAAAATTCTCTTGAACATTTTCAGACGCAACAATAATAATTCGTTTTACATTATTCATTTGTTTTAAATAATCACGCATTTCTTCACTGACACCAATTGCTGAACATGTTTTACCACTTCCTAATCCATGATACAATAATAAACTATTATAGGGTGTTTGAAAAGAAAGAAAATTCTTAACGAATGCTTGATGTGGCGATAATTCAAATTCTGCGGTGCTTAACATTTCAGCCTGTTTTTTTACATTTGAATGTATTGTTCCATCGTATTTCGTATCATTAAATTCTTTTTTTGTTGCGATTTTTATATTAAAATTTGGGTCATTTAAATTAGGATATAAATAAGTATTCTCAGTTTCATTTTCATAAAGACCTTCTTTTAATTCTTTTTTAATTTTAATTAAGTTACATTCTTTTGAAAATTCATTGTCTGTGCATGCTTGGGTTGACACTTGTTCTTGTTCTGATTCTTCTTCTTGTTCTGATTCTTGTTCTGATTCTTGTTCTGATTCTTCTTCTGATTCTTGTTCTGATTCTTCTTCTGATTCTTGTTTAGACTGAGTCTCTTCTATATCAGACTCTTGAAAAGCACTAGAAGGTTCAACAATAGGTTCAACAATAGGTTCAGCAATAGGTTCAACCATAGGTTCAGCAATAGGTTCAGCAATAGGTTCAGCAATAGGTTCAGCAATAGGTTCAACAATAGGTTCAACAATAGGTTCAGCAATAGGTTCAGCAATAGGTTCAGCAATAGGTTCAACAATAGGTTCAGCAATAGGCGCATGCTTTTTAGGTTTTAATCGACAATAGGTAGTTTTGCCTCGCACAACAATAGAACAATCTTCTTTTATTCCACACGCATTTTCGGACAACCCTTTACATGTCGACATAATTAGTATAAACTATATTCATTTAATAATTTATGTACATTAGAAATTAATTGTTTTTTCTCTAAATTATAAGGTCTAATATTTTCTAAACATTTTTGAAATGATTTCCACTCAATCTTGCTTACTTCTGTTTTTTGATAATTCAATATGTCATCATTAATTTCATCCATATATGCCAAAAAATATTTGTGTTTATAAGATTTATGATTTGTTCCAATAAATGTTTCTTCAAAAGGCAATACATTTTGAACAACACATATAGTTTCACAATATATACCAGTTTCTTCTTTAAATTCCCTCAATGCACATTCCAAATCTTTTTCACGACTATTCCGGCGACCTTTCGGAAATTCCCATTCGGTTTCTGTCCATACCGTATTACTTTTTTTAACAATCATTTCAAGTGTTATAATCTCATCATTGACAACAACTCCGCTTTTTATCAAATCAAATTTTTTACTAGATATCATTTCTTCATTTAAATATTGATTGTTTGAAACATTACCCCACATTAAATTCCATAATTCATTAAATGAAAGTGTCAATATTCTCTCTTTTTCAGAAAGAGACATTTCATCAATAATGCTTTGTATATGTTCAATGTTATAAGGTGAATATTTTCCTCTAATAAAATCTATATATCCAAAACTATCCTTTCGCCGAATCATCAAAAATTCATTAATTTCATTTTTTTTTCTAAATAATATAATTCCATAACTCATAATAGGATATTTACAATTGTGGAACAAGTGACCACATTTTTTACAATTATTGCATACATTCATGTAATATGTTAAAATTCATCATGTTTTTATATTATTTAAGTTATATGGCATTAAATAGAACCACACACAATGCCATAAATAATTCTCAAAAAAACGACAGTGTTTTAAACCCGCAAATTTGGGGAAAATGGTATTGGGGTTTTTTACATACAATTGCCATTTCATACCCATCTTATCCAAATGCTGTAACCAAGAAAAAATATTATGAATTGATTCAAAATTTTCATATATTTTTGCCTATAGAAGACATTTCAACACATTTTTCAAAATTAATAGAAACATATCCAGTTGCGCCATACTTGGATACACGCGAAACATTTATCAAATGGGTGCATTTTATTCACAATAAAATCAACGAAAAAATGGAAAAACCTACGATATCATTACACGATTTTTATATTCAATATTATCAAAATTATAAACAAGACACCTTTAATTATAAACTCAGAGAGAAAGTCATTTACATAATAATAATTGTAATATTAGTAATATTTATTTATTATTTGTATAATAAATAAGATGACAGAAGGAGGAAAAACAATAGCTTCCGGAGGGTTTGGATGCGTATTTAGACCGTCTTTAAAATGTAAAATGGGTAATGATAGAGAACCCAATAAAATATCAAAATTAATGACAAGAAAACATGCGTTAGCTGAATATAATGAAGTCTTGTTATTAAAAAATATATTAAATAAAATACCTAATTACACGAATTATTTTATTATTGATGGGTTCACTATTTGTGAGCCAGAGAAATTGACAAAATCGGATTTAACAGATTTTAAAAAATGTTCTGCCTTGCCAAAAGATGGCATTATGTCTACCAATATTAACAAATCTCTTGATAAATTATTATTGATTAATATTCCTGATGGAGGAGAAGCTCTTGATAATTTTATATATAGACATTCTGCGTATGAAGAAATTATTGAAATAAATAAGTCTATGATTCAATTATACGTGAATGGCATTATTCCCATGAATAAATTAAATATTTATCATAGCGATATTAAAGACTCTAATGTTTTAATCTCACGTAAAAAAGATCATTCATTACAAGCTAAACTGATTGATTGGGGATTGGCTGTTATATATAATCCAAAAAAAGACGAAGACTTGCCAGAAAATTGGAAAAATCGTCCATTGCAGTTTAATGTGCCATTTTCAATAATTATTTTTTCAAATAAGTTTGAAGAAAAATATTCCAATTTTTTAAATAAGTCTAATGGAAAAATTACACGCGCAAAATTAATGCCATTTGTTTTAAATTATATAACTGAATGGAATGAAATACGAGGACTAGGACATTTTAAATACATTACACATATATTTTTCATGTTTTTTGAAAAAAACCATCCACAAGAAAAAAACAATAACATTTTTTTTGAAAAAACTTATACACTTCCTTATATTACTAATTATATTGTGAAAATTTTACTTGCGTTTAATCCAAAGGAATATTTAAATACTATATTTGTTAAAAATGTGGATGTATGGGGATTAATGATGACATATTATCCAATTATGGAAATTATTTATGACAATTATAAAACCAGCACTAAAAATGACATTAAAATTTTTAATTTTATTAAATCATTGTATTTGAATGTTTTATATAAAAATGGTGACAAAGTCATTACTGTTTCCAAAGTTCTCAAAGAAATGAATAAATTTACAACCCTCTTTAAAAATCCAATTACAAAAACTATGCGAAAAAATAAAAATATAACATTAAGCAATAAATCATGGAAATCAACAAAATCTACTAAACACAACACATCACGTAAATTAAAATATCTTGATGTCTGATGTCTGAACTTATATTTAGGCATTTCATTTCATTCATTTTATTTTAAGAGTTATATAATAATAATGAAATTAGAATTATTTGTCTTGGGAATTACAGCATTTCTTATATATAATACATATCATGATGGGAAATATTTAAAAATAATAATGTCTTGGAAAAAATATTATCAAATGGCATTTTTTGGGGTGATTGGCATCAGTGTGTATTTATTGATGAAACGAAATCCTGTTCAAGGGAAAAATATGTTGTTATACGCAAACAATATGGTAAAATATATGCCTATTGATAAATCGTCGATTGACATGTTCTCTCCCATTTTTGATTTTACTAGCACATCAAGTTTAGATAATGACATTGGATACAGTGGTGGTGGTAATATAAATGGAGAGAGAAGAATGATGAATTCAGGCAAAATGGGGACAAAGCGCTCTGTAAGTGAAACGAAGAAAAAGTTTGTAGCATCACAACAACAATGGAAATGTGGTGAATGTAACAAACAATTGAACGCATGGTTTGAAGTAGATCATAAAATACGGTTGGACAATGGCGGAACAAATGAAGTGTCTAATTTAGTTGCTTTATGTCGCGAATGTCATGGATGCAAAACTGCAATGGAAAATTTGTAGTGTAGTGTAGACAAAGTGTTTAGATAAAGAAAAGATAATGTCTTAATATATTAGTATGTCTGGTGAATCAAAAAATCCCGATTGTAATGACAGAACATTATTGCTCAAATATTTTATCCAATATCGTGGGACTTTGACAATATGTCTCCAAAAGATATAAAAGAATATAATGATACAGTTATTCAACTTGCGAATACATTTCGAAGGTATGTATCAGAAATTTATTCTAACCTTTACAATATAAAATCAAGTATACCAACCACCTCACAATATATTAACATATTAAATGTATTTGGATTAAAAGAGATAATTACTTTAAATAACCAAAAAATGACTTTACTTGAGTATTCAGAATATATAAAAAAAGACGGTGAATGGGCTGCAGATGATGATTTATTAATACTTGGTAAGTTATTAAAAATTAATTATAGAATATTACTCCATCAACAAGAAATTAATTACATTTTTGACTCAAATAATAATAATTCAAATATACCCACTTTTACTTTTTGTAATTTAAATGATAAACATTGGGTTTTACATAGACACGATCATCCATTAAGACATAAGGACGCATTCGTAGAGATAAATAAAAGATTTCATGAACTTATATGGTCAAAGGAGTCACCGCCGCCACCACCATTAGCACCACCGCCGCCGCCACCATTAGCACAACAAGACAACGCAACAAAACAAGACGAAGAAAAATCAGAAGACGAATCGTTGATAAAAATCGTTGTTATATATATATTTGTAAACCAAAAACTTTTAATATTTATAAATAATGACGAAGATAAACAAAAAGCCCCAGTTGTGCCAGTTGGCATATTTGAAACAAGTCGTGATGATAAGACAACATTTAAATTAACCCTAGAACAAGCAGGACTTCAAATGCCTGAAAATTTTAATCCATTAAGAAGATCAGAATATGATAGTAAAATTAAGGTAAATCAAAAAGACATTGACAGAATATCATTACATTATGGAAAACCTGCTTTCAAAATAAAGGATGATACAATTGTATCACAAAAAACTTATTATTTATTTATAGATAATCTGCCTGATGGTTATTATGATATCACCAAACCGAATTCTAATAAATTTGTTAGGTATAATACATATCCACATTATATTTCTAGTAAATTGGCGTTAGCATTAATTCCCCTTACAGATATATGCGATGTGTATAAAAACAATTATAAAAATGATTATTTTAACAAAGTTTGTCAAGAGAAAGAAATATTAAGATCCAAAATGTTAGAGTTACAAGAGTTAGAAGAAAATCAATTGCCCGACAACACAACAAATCAACTCTCTTTAATGTTATTATACTCCGCACCATTAGTTCCAGCATCAGCACCAGTAGTTCCAGCATCAGCACCACTAGTTCCAGCATCAGCACCATTAATATCAAATGAAAAGGACGCAATAGATAAAATAGATGCATTACAATTATTAAAAAAAGAACAATACAGTAAACAAAATAAATTAAAAGAATTAAAACAAGACCTAGCTTCATTCGAACTAGAAAAAAACACAACTCTGACGCAAATTAATTCTTTGGAAAAAATTTTAAATAATAATAATAATGGCGATTTAGGTCTAGGAACAGGACCCGGAACAGAGATGATTACTAATCCTTCTAAACGAGAAGAAACAACGCGCAAACAACAAAATCAGGAAGATATAAATGATAATGAAGACAATGGAATAGAATTAACTAAAAAAAAAGATACAATTCAAAAAAACTCTATAAATGAAGATAACGCAGATAACGCAGATAACGCAGATAATGAAGATAATGGAATAGAATTAACTAAAAAAAAAGATACAATTGAAAAAAACTCTATGAATAAAGTAGAATTAGCAGAGTTTAAAAAAAAACTAGAAACAATATTAAAAAATAGAGGTAAGAAAAAAGATGAAAAAAAAATAGATCAAGATAATAAAAGACAACTCGAAGAAGAAATACAAATTTTACAATCGAGTTTAGTTAACACTGAAAAAAAAATAACAAACACCTTAAAAGAAATATCATCCGTATCCGATGAAATAGACAAATTAACCCAACAAATAAAAGAGTCAGAAGAAGCCGTAAACAAATCAGCACAAGAAAAAAAAGCAAAAGAAGAAGCAGCAAAAAAAGAAAAAGAATCACAAGAAAAAAAGGCAAAAGA